TTCTCTTTTGTCGTCGACTGGGGAATACCAGTCGGGCAATGGCTAGAAGACCTTGATATGTTGAAAAATATCTCATTCGTATCAGGTACCAGAACTAGGAAGGAACAAAGAGTGCGTTACTATAGGCTTCGTGTGCCGAGATACAATCATACAAGTAGAGGCTACTTCTATGGTTCTCTCGGTAAGACTTCTTATAAGTCCCACGAGCGCTTTATAGTTTCATCACTCCCTACTCCACCTCCTCCGAAATGGGACCCTTCCGAGACATACCATAAGGTATATCGGGCGGTTAGCCTACTCATATCGGTAAACCAACCTTGCCGGAAGTATTCCGGTCGCAAGAGAAGGCGATCTTCTCGTAAGTAAGGAGTCACAAATGACTACTTTAGCCAATATTGTGCTTGCTGATGCAAGTGCTGCCAACCACACGTTTGTTCCCATCGAAGGTGGCCTCAAACTGAGTCGTTGGGTGGACAGAGATAGTACTACGTCCGCCGGTTCGAAACAGTTGAAAGCTTCCCTCAGCGAGAGCTCGAGTGGCCGTCCTACGAATCGTGTTATGATTTCACTCGAAATTCCTCGCGAACAGACGGTAGACAGTGTTACCACTGTTTATGCGACTGATCGCGTGAATATGGAGTTCATCATGCACGAAACGGATACTTCCGCTATGCGTGACGACGTGTTGGCCTTCGCAAAGAATGCGTTGGCTAACGCCGCTGTCGCTGCGTATATTGAAGATCTGGAGCCCGCCCTCTAAGTAGAAATTTATGAAGAGGACGATATCCGTGGTCTTCTCTATACTTCAAGTATTGGTGAAACTATGGCCAATACTTAGAGCACTCCGTAAGGAGATAGAGGAAGATACCTTCAACCGGATTAGACGGAAAGTAACTTAGTTACCCCCGAAAATCCACTTGAATAGGACAAAGCGCCATGTCTATTAGTTTCACTAAAGACATTTCTCCGGCTCTCAGCCTTGAGATACAAACGGCAATGAGGCTCTGTGAAGATGTGGATACACCGCGTTCGCTGTGTGTCTACCTTCTTCTGAAACATCAACAATGGCAGGATTATCTGGATCTCCAGATTGACCCCAACCACTATGAGTCAACCCGCAATTTCGCGGCCGACTACTTAGTAACCGAGGTCATCAGGAAATCTCCAAATCTTCCTATCGATGTTGATAAGAGAGCTCAGGCTGTCAGTTCTTTCTATGACAGTGAACTGCTGTGTTACTTTACCAATTTAAGGGTAAAGAGCGAGGAGTGTACGTTTGGTCGAGAGATCAGACGTAACATCTCGCGCATCCTTGGACCATTGAACCAGACCGCTCTGCGAGAAATTGCGGAGCGGTTTAGTCACGGTCCTGGTGCGACACAGTCATTGCGTGGTCGTGGTAGCACTCCGTCGGATAAGTTCAGAAAAACAGTCTCAATGACTGTCGAACTGTATCCTTACTACAAGTCGATCGTTGGTGAGCTCTGGCATGATGCCAACTCGCTTACGAAAGACGTTGTTTACGGTAGTAAGTTTACCACCGTTCCCAAGTCAGCGAAGACCGATCGAGGTATTTGCTGCGAGCCCACTCTGAACATGTTTGTTCAGAAGGGTATCGGAGCTTATATCAAGAAAAGACTTCGCCGATTCGGCCTCGATCTCTCAAATCAACAATATAAGAACCGGGAATTAGCACGTCTTGCGTGTGATCGTGGTCTCGCGACCATTGATCTCAGCATGGCGAGCGATTCACTGGCTTATTATGTCGTTTTGAGTTACTTCCCACCGGAGTGGGTCGAGTTACTGACCCTCTGCCGTTCTCATCGCACTTACCTAGATGGTGAGTGGCATGAGTTGGAGAAGTTCTCATCGATGGGAAACGGATATACTTTCGAAATAGAGAGCTTGCTCTTCTATGCCGTCTGTATGTCTATTATCCCTCGATGTCATTTCGACGATGGAGATGTTGCTGTTTATGGTGATGATATCATCATTCCCAGCAAGTACTCGGACGCCGTGATCGAGACGTTGAATTTCTTAGGATTCAACGTGAACGTAAGTAAAAGTTTCCTGGCAGGAAACTTTTACGAATCGTGCGGAAGTGATTGGCATAAGGGCAGGAACGTACGTCCTTTCTACCTAAAAGGTAGTAAAGACAAAGTTCCATACCCTGTGCAGATCGCCAATAAGCTCAGGCTTTATGCCTATGCCCAGGGCGACTATCACTACTCCGACCCGCGCTTTCGCCGCACGTGGAAGTGGCTCTTCGAGCTATGCCCACCAATGTGGCGGAAAGCCCGAGTGCCACAGCACTTCGGCGATTCTGGAATCATCTCCAGTAAAATGGAGGCGAGACCTAGAAAGCTGCGGGATGGACATGAAGGCTATGTAGTGAGATATATCAAGTTTACACCTGTTTACAGGCGTCAGCATGATATTTTCCCATACTTAGCAAGCATGTCCCACGGTGGTTGGACAGACTTCTCTAAAGGGCGTGAGCCCCGACGAGGATATCTGGGAAGACCACAACTAAGACAGTCCAGGTGTCCAGCCTGGACGGACAGTCTTGAGTGGCTAGGAAACGAATCCTAGCGCTCAATTCTCTGGCCTTGCCAGGGGAGTGGATGGTTGTTGCCATTCG